GATCTTGCCGCTAATTTAACTGGTAGTTTCTTTATTCCAAATCCAAATTCTACCTCATTCCCAGAATTTGAAACAGGAACAAGCACATTCACATTAATTAATGATCCTGATAATAATCAAGATATTTGCACAACTATTTCTGAGGAAGCGTATACTTCTGCAGGAACTCTTGAAACCGTTCAAGAAAATATAGTTGCTGTTAGAAATGCAAGAGTTGAACGTAGACAAGAATTCCAAGATAGAAATGTTAGTAGAGATCTTGGCACTCAAGTTGTATCTTCTACAACATTAAGTGAAGATTCTAGTACGTTTAGTTTCCCACCCCCACCACCAGATCCACCAAGAAGAAGAAACTGGGGCGATCCACTTGCTCAATCTTTCCTGGTTGAAGATGAAACTGGTATATTTTTAACAAAATGTGATATTTTCTTTGCATCAAAAGATGACATGGATATCCCACTTGTTTTCCAGTTGAGAACGATGGGAAATGGTAGTCCAACTCAAAGAATTGTTCCATTCTCTGAAGTTGTTGTTCCCCCTGAAGATATTACAATTTCTGCTGATGGTTCCATAGCAACAACTATTGAGTTTAAAGCACCTGTATATCTTGAGGGTAATAATACCGATTACTCTATTTGTCTTTTATCTAACTCCACCAAGTATAGCGTTTACATCTCTCGTGTTGGTGAAAATGATCTTCTCACTGATACGTTTATTTCAAATCAACCATACCTTGGTTCACTGTTTAAATCACAAAACGCATCTACGTGGAGTCCTAGTCAGTGGGAAGACCTTAAGTTTACCCTTTATAGAGCAGACTTTATTGAGAGTGGATCTGTAGAATTCTACAGTCCAGAGTTGACAAAGGGTAATGGAATGATTCCAAGACTTTTACCTGATTCTCTTGTTTTAAATTCTAAAAATATAAGATGCGGACTTGGAACCACAATTGGCGATACTGGATATAAAATTGGTAACACATTCTTCCAATTAGGAACTCAAGCAAGTGCTGATTTGGTGGGTGTTGCGGCAAAAGCAGACGAACTAACAATAGCTAACCCAGGCATCGGTTACACTCCTTCTACGGGGTCTAGAACCTTTTCTGGCGTTAACCTAGTAACACTTACCGGTAACGGGCGTGGTGCTGTTGCAGAGGTGTTTGTAAACGCTGGAGCAGTCGGTGTGGCAACTATTACAGATGGTGGTTCTGGATATCAAGTTGGCGACGTTCTTGGTATCTCAACAATTGGAATTGCAACTGTTGGTAGAAATGCTAGAATAACAGTTGCTAGTATCGGCGCGACTAGTGAACTTATCTTTGAAAACGTTCAAGGAGAGTTCCTAACCGGTATTGGTAACACACTTATGTACATCAATAGTGCAGGAGTTACGACTCAGTTTAACTTCAAAGATGCAGTTGGTGTTGGCAATACAATTCAAAATATTATTACCGATAATGACGGATTGCACATCAAGGTTAATCATAAAAACCATGGTATGTACTTCTCTGATAACAGAGTTGAGATTAGCGATGTTCAATCTGACATTAAACCAACAAAACTCTCTGCTGAGTTTGCAATTGGTTCAACTGGTGAAATTTCTGTTAATGACGGTACTAATTTTGGAACCTTTGAAAATGTTGGTGTGGGAACAACAAACGTTGGATTCCTTAAGATTGGAAATGAAATTATTGAATACACGAACGTAACTGGAAATGTAATCGGTGGCACAATCACCAGAGGTAACAATCAGGCAAACTATCCTATCGGAACCCCTGTGTTCAAATATGAGATAGGTGGAGTCAATCTCCATAGAGTCAATAAGACTCATGATTTGAATAATGTAACCGTAGATAATCCAATCACTTTTGATTCTTATAATGTAAAACTTGACATGTCAGAAACCTTTAACACAGGAACTGGTACAAGTGCGGATGATAGAAGTAATGATGTTGGTCTTCCTAAGTTGTTCATGAACAAAACGAAGACTGCTGGTGGTTATGACATCAGAGCATCTCAAAATATGCCATTTGAAATTCTCACACCTATCGTTCAAAACGTCACTGTTCGTGGCACCGTCATTAATGCTGAGGTAAGAACAATCACAAGTCAAAGTATAAGTGGTAATGAGATTCCATTCCTTGATGAAGGATTTACTGATATTAATATTAGTGCTCCAAATTATTTTGACTCACCAAGGATGATCGCATCTAAGGTAAATGAAACTGAAAAACTTGACAATCTTCCTGGAAATAAATCTATGAATTTAAGAATGACTCTTGGAACAGTTGATACAAGAGTAAGTCCTGTGATTGATACGCAAAGAGTTTCTGTTATTACAACATCAAATAGAGTCAATAGTGAAATAATTAACTATGCTACCGACGCAAGAGTAAATACTCTTACCGAAGACCCTACAGCATGTCAGTACGTTTCTAAAGAAATTGTGCTTGAAAATTCTGCAACTTCAATTAAGATTCTTGTCTCTGCACATATTAATACCGTATCTGACATCAGAGCACTTTATGCAATTGGTGAGAAGCAAGGATTTGATCCTATCTTCCAACTCTTCCCTGGACATGATAATTTAGACACCAGAGGTCAAATTATTGATAGAAGTTTGAATAATGGTCAATCGGATACTCTCATGATTAAATCAGACAATTACAGTTTTGAAAGTGATAGTCTTGATTATAGAGAAATGACATTTACTATTGATCAATTACCTGCATTTAAATCTTATAGAATTAAACTTCTGTTGACCTCTACAAGTCAGGTATACGTGCCAAGAATTAAAGATCTAAGAGTAATCGCACTTGCATAATGGAAAAATATACTGTAGAGGGTCACTCGGATTTAGCGAGGAACCCTCAAAATGGATCTATCGTTAATGTAAATAAAATTGAATATGAGCAATACCTAGCAAGACGTGAAGTAAAATCTGAAAAGACTAAAAAAGTACAGAACCTTGAGGATGAACTTGCTAGTATGAAAGGTGATATTGATGAAATTAAATTATTACTTAGGGAGTTACTAAATGGACCCAGATAGCATAGAACTTAATAATCTTTCTAAAAGTTTTGCATATCAGAAGTTAGCATCTGAGATAGATAATTGTGATGATCGTGATGAACTTAGAAATATTGCTAAGTCATTTATTAAACTTTATTATAAACAACAAGAAACCATGTCAGTAATAGGTATCCCGAATGGCTAGTAATAACATTACTTTTGATCCAGATTCTGGCGTTCCTTTTGGTGCTAATTTTTCCATCTATACTGGTGGAGATTTTAAGCAAACTTTTAATATTAAAAACACATCTAATTCTGCCTTCAACCTTACAGGTTATTCGGGATCGGGGCAGATGAGAAAGAGCACCTCTATCGGATCTACAACTATTGCTGCTGGAACTTTTACCGTTGGAATTGCAAGTGCATTAGATGGCACTTTGCAAATTTCTATGGGTTCTACTGATACAAGAAATTTGGCAGAAGGGAGATATATGTATGATGTTTTAGTGAGTTCAGGTGCAACTTACTATAACTTGGTTAATGGAAATGTGTACGTATATCAGGGTATTTCCTCCGCTCCATAAATACTTAAAAAGTAGTGAATAGATGGCACAACCTGCAAGTAGGACAGACCTCATAAACTATTGCAAAAGACAGTTAGGTGCTCCTGTCTTAGAGATTAACATCGCAGATGAGCAAGTTGATGATCTAGTGGATGATGCATTACAATATTTTCATGAAAGGCATTTTGACGGGGTTATACAGACGTTTTTAAAATATAAAATTACTCAGGATGATATTGATAGGGGTAGAGGAAAAGGAAGTGACAACCCCGTTGGTATTGTAACAACAACTGCCACGTCAACTGTAGGAATATCTAGCACTTTCTCTTTTGAAGAAAATAGTAATTTTTTACAGATTCCACCTGCTGTGCTTGGAATCAATAAGATTTTTAGATTTGATGGATCAAATACTGTTACCAATAACATGTTTAGTGTTAAATATCAGTTATTTTTGAACGATGTATATACGTTTAGTTCAACTGAGATTCTGTCATATGCCATGACAAAAAGATACCTTGAGGATCTTGATTTTGCATTAGGAACAGAAAAATATATTAGATTTAATAAGAGACAAGATAGACTTTACTTAGACTTTGACTGGGGTGCAGCAAGTAAAGATGATTATTTGATTATTGATTGTTATAGACTTATTGATCCAAACGATTTCACTAGAGTTTTTAATGATTCATTCTTAAAGAAATATCTTACTGCTCTGATGAAGAGGCAGTGGGGACAGAATTTGATTAAGTTCCAGGGTGTTAAACTTCCTGGTGGAATTGAACTTAATGGTCGTCAAATTTATGATGATGCAGAGAAAGATTTAGAAATTATCAGGGAGCAGATGTCAAATACTTACGAACTTCCTCCCCTTGATATGATAGGTTGATATCATGGTGCTTAATCCATTTTTCACACAAGGTACTTCTTCTGAACAAAATCTTGTTCAGGATCTTATCAACGAGCAGTTAAGAACTTACGGTGTAGAAATTTTCTACATTCCAAGAAAATTTGTTACAGAAAAGTCTGTAATTAGAGAAGTAGTTCAGTCAAAGTTTGATCTTGCTTTACCTCTTGAAGCATATATTGAAAACTATGATCAATATTCTGGTGCAGGAAATCTACTATCAAAATTTGGAATTGAATCGAGAGATGAAGTAAGATTGGTTATTTCAAGAGAAAGATATGAAAATTATATTACACCTCTGATTGAAGATCAATCAAATATTAAATTGTCCACCAGACCAAAAAGTGGAGATTTAATTTGGTTCCCGCTTGATGATCGTCTTTATGAGATAAAAGATATTGAATATGCTAAACCATATTATCAACTTCAAGATCTTTATACTTATGAACTGTATTGTGAACTCTATCGCTATGAGGATGAGGTTATAGCGACAGGTATTGATGAGATTGACAATAACTTAGTTGGTGAAGAGTCTGATGGTGAAACTGATGATGGTATTAGTACCATTCAGGGTGTCACTCATACTCTGACTGTAGTTGGTGCTGGTGTTACTGCTACCGCCATTACAGGAATTATTACATCTGGTGGTATTAAATTTATAACTATTACAAATAGAGGAGGCGGATACGGAGAGATTCCAACAGTTGCAATATCTTCCGCCCCATCAACAGGTATTACAGGTATTGCAACTGCTACCATGATTGGTGGTATTAACGTATGTAATCTCAACGCAAATCCAAAACTTCAATCTGTTCAGTCTGTGCCGATTGTAAATCCAGGAGCAGGATATACCGTTGCACCTAAGATTAAATTTTTTGGTGGAAAAGGTGGAACAGGTGCAGCTGCAACCTCTGGAATTGGTGATGGTGTAGTTGGAATTGTTACTTTAAGTGGTGGTGGTTCTGGGTATACTACAGCACCAACTATAACACTTTCTAATGAAGTATTCTTATCAGGTGTCTCAACCGAATCTGCAGAACTAGTTCCGGTTGTTAGTGCTGCTGGAACAATTAGTGCAATTAGAATTACTAACGCTGGTCTAGGTTATAGTATAGCACCAACAATTACTATTGGAAGTCCTAATATGGACTCGTCTGGAGAATTTATTTTTAATGAGGTTGTAACAGGTTCTACTAGCGGAACCACGGCAAGAGTAAGAACTTATAACTCTACTACAAATGTCCTAGAGGTTGCAAGTGTGAGTGGCACATTTACAATTGGTGAAGATATTGTGGGATCTACATCAGGTGCATCTCATGCTTTGAGAATAATCGATACTGAACCCGATAACGATCCCTTTGCTGATAATTTTGAGATTGAAACTCAAGCAGATAATATTCTTGACTTCTCAGAACAGAATCCTTTTGGTATTCCCTAAATATAGTTAGTCGGACTACTTATTGTCATAAGGTCTTAACATGTTTGGATACTTTTATAACGAAATTTTGAGGAGGACTATTATATCCTTTGGAACCCTCTTCAATAACGTAACTATTCAGCAGGATAATTCTGTTGTAAAAGTTCCCTTAGCTTATGGTCCTACTCAAAAGTTTTTAGCAAGAATTGATCAGTCACCCGATCTTAACAAACCAACGGCAATTACTCTTCCGAGAATGTCATTTGAGTTTACAGGACTTACTTACGATCCTTCTAGAAAAGTAACAACTACTCAACAGTTTGTTGTAAAAGATCCTGATGACGGAACAGAAACTAAAAAGGCATTTATGCCAGTTCCGTATAACATGAATTTTGAACTGGCAATCATGACCAAGTTAAATGATGATGCTCTTCAAATCGTAGAACAGATATTACCATACTTTCAACCAGCATATAATTTAACGGTTGAATTAGTGTCAACAATACAAGAAAAGAAAGATATTCCTGTAATTCTTGAAAATATTACCATGGAGGATGACTACGAAGGAGATTTTACAAAAAGAAGAGTTTTGCTTTATACCATGAGATTTACAGCAAAAACATATCTGTTTGGTCCTGTATCTTCTGCAACGAAGGACATCATCAAGAAGGCAACTGTCAATTATCTCACAGGCACAGATACTTCAAATACTACAAGAGCACTTTCATATTCAGTCGAACCAAGAGCAATTAAAAATTACACAGGTGATGCTGTTACTAACCTAGCAGATGATGTTACCAAGACTGCAAAAACAATCAGCGTTGAAAGTGCAAGTGGTTTGAGTGAAAAAACTTATGTAGATTTAAACGGTGAGACTATCTTCGTTAAGTCAATTGATGGCACTAAACTTTCTGTTCTTAGAGGTCAATATAACACCGCTGCAGTCACTCACCTTAAAGGTGATGGTGTATTTGCAATTGATGCCACAGATGATGCTCTGATTGAAGAAGGTGATGACTTCGGATTTAGTGGCACTCTGACTGGAGGATTTGACGGATTATGAGTTTTAACAATTTAAATGAAACTTTTAACGTTGATAGTGAAGTAGTGCTTCCTGAGGTTTCTCCTGTTAAACCTAAAAAAATTACTACTCAAGTTGACGACATTAAAAAGGATTATGAATATACTAGAGGCAATCTATATTCTATAATTGAAAAAGGTCAAGAGGCAATTAATGGTATTCTTGAATTAGCACAAGAATCTGATCAACCTCGTGCTTATGAAGTTGCAGGGCAACTAATTAAGAGTGTTTCTGATGCCACAGATAAGTTGATGGATC